TTCGAGCTGAAGGGGGCTTAAACTCGATCCTCATGGGAGGTAGAGGTTCAGGAGAAGTAGGTACTCTTATCCTACCAAGGTTTGCCGACACCTGTAGTTGGAGTCTTCTGTTCGTTTACACCGTTCTCTACAGCTGTTTCAATTGCAGCTACAGTGCCAGCGTTGTCTGCATCTAGTTTTGCTTTTACCCAACCGAGTACTTGTGACTCTGTAAGATCAGCATATGGTACTAGAGTGTCAGGCTTAGGAAGATCTACTTCACCAGTAGCTCTGAACTTATATGTGCCATCTTCACCATTAACACGGTAGATAACTTTATTTACATACCCATCTGCTAGTTCTCGCTGAAGGGTGTTGACTTGCCAAGTTTTTGTTGCCATTTTAATTAATTATTTGTTTATGTCCAAGGGATAAATTGTTGTAACCCGTATTGGACAGCTACGAGTTTTGTTTCACTACCAGTAAAGGTAACGGCTTCCTGAGCTATACCTATAATCATTGAAGGGTTAGC